GAAAAGGGTGAGGGCATATGAGTATATACACAAGCTTTAAATGTAAATGTGGTAGAGAGTTTGTTCTTTTATCTGAAGAGGTGCAGAGCATGAAAGGATACTTAGTATGTCCTTACTGTTCCGGAAGAGGAGTAAAGAAAGAAAAGGCAACAAACAGCTTGAAGGAATGTATGTCCGCTAGAGCATATATAAGAGTTAATGGTTATTTAAGGCAGAAATAGTTAATTATCCAATAAAATGTACGATAATTATTATTATAATAAAAAGGACGTGCATAAAGATGTACAATAAACGAAAAATACCCATTTTCCCTAATACTATGCGTCAGTGGTTTAGACTTACTGTAGGAATTGCAGGATTGTTTGTTAGCTCTATGTTTGCATTTCTAAAAATTGAACTACAACCAATTGTTAATTATATAGCCATTCTAACCTTTGTATTTTATACTATCGATGGATTACTTATAAATATTGAAGAAAGAAAAGGGATTGAAAAATCAAATATAAACAATAAATATAAAACAACTAGCATATGTCATATTTGCAATAATAAAATAGATTGGCAATTAAATAGTTATAATGATGGAACTACTGAAGTTGATATATTTGGCGGGAAAAAAGCTGAATTAATAGCAAAATCTTCTCAATATACTTCAGAAGGTTCAAAAATAACATATGATATTCTTATATCATGTCCCCGTTGTAAAACTAAAAATTGTTTTAATGTAACAAAATAATATTAAAGAGCTCTCAACAGGGGCTCTTTTTTAATGTAATATATGTCGAACGGTAGTTAAAGGGAAATCGCCTTACTTTGTAGAAGTTTACAAATTAAGGAGGTGAGACTTTGAACAATGATACAAACGGGCTGAAAGAAATATTAGATATAATTGAGAATACTTCACATGAATGTATAAAAAAAATGTTAGACGAATGTGATAAAGTTACTCATATTATGGCTGCTAAAAATTTAATCCAATCTGGAGAATACATTAATATTTTACTTATAACCTTTAATAATTCTGTAAATGAGTATATGGATAACACTGAGTCTATTATTAAAACAAGTATTAATAGATGTAATATAACACTTAACCAAAGTGAAATAGATTCTATTAATACAATGTTCCAAGAATGCGGATATGGAATTATAGACACTTTCTGGAAAAGGTATCAAGAAAGACTACAAGGAAGTGCAGATGCAGAAATGTATTATAACACTAATGACCTTAAATTAAAAAGTTATGATGTAAATAAATAAATCTAATGGAGCTCATATGGAGCTCTTTTTTAATACATAAAATTAAGGAGGTGGCATTGTGGCTAAGCTAACAGCAAAACAGAAAAGATTTATAGAAGAATATCTAATAGACCTTAATGCCACGCAGGCAGCTATTAGAGCAGGATATAGTCCAGCTACAGCTTATTCAATTGGAAATGAAAACTTGAAGAAACCTGAAGTACGCGCATGTATAGACAAAGCCATGGCAGAGCGGTCAAAAAGAACCGGGGTCAATGCTGACAGGGTACTTATGGAGCTTGCAAAGATAGGATTTGTTAACCCAGCTGATGTTATTAACTTCAATACAGCTACTGTTTTTCCAGATGCATCAGAAGATGATCTTGCAGCTATTCAGTCTGTGAAGGTAAAGACTTCATCCTCTGAGGATATGGAGCTAACAGAAAGAGAAGTAAGGCTTAATGATAAGATTAAAGCCCTGGAACTCCTGGGTAAGCACCTGGGAATGTTTAAGGATAAGGTTGAGGTAAATGGATCCTTAGACACTGGACTTAGTAAACTTGGTTCTATCCTAGAGCAGCTTAAGGAATGATACTATGGCAGAAGCATATTTATTATCTGAAAAATATAAAGCATTTTTAAAATGTGATGCTCCTACAGAATTTCTTGAAGGAACTACAGCCGCAGGGAAAACAACTGTAGGAATCCTTAAGTTTATGTTTAAGGTGGCTGAAAGCACTAAGAAGCTTCATATCCTTTCTGGACTTGACCTCGGTACTATAGAGAAGAATATCATAAACAAGGACCTGGGAATCTGTGATGTATTTGGTCCTTTAGTTCAGTATAACAGCAATGGTAAAGGCCAGCACTCATTACCTCATATACTTTATCACACTGATTCAGGAGATAAGATAATCTATGTATTAGGGTATGATAATAAAACCAGGTGGAAGAAAGCTCTGGGTGGTCAGTATGGCTGCTTATACATAGATGAAATTAATATAGCTGATATGGAGTATGTAAGAGAAGCTTCCATGAGATGTGATTACTTAATGGGTACACTTAACCCAGATGATCCTAATCTTCCAGTGTATAAAGAATATATAAACTGCAGCAGGCCATTACCTGAGTGGGTAAAAGAAACCCCTAAAGAAATAAGAGAGATGTTAAACGAAGAACCAAAACCTAATTGGGTACATTGGTTCTTTTCTTTTGTTCATAATGCAGGACTTTCTGAAGAGAAAAAGCAGCAGATAATCCTAAATGTACCTAAGGGCACTAAGCTTTATAAGAATAAGATACAAGGCCTTAGGGGTAGAGCTACAGGGCTTATCTTCAGCAACTTCACTAGAGAAAAAAATGTGGTAAGCAAGGATTATATTAAAAAGCTCATACAAGATAAAAAGCTTAAGTTTATGTACTTTTCCTGTGGAGTTGATACTTCCTATTCTCAGGAAAGCCCGGATACCTTTGCGTTTATATTCCAGGGTATCACAGATAAAGGACAGGTGATTATCTTAGATGAGGAAGTTTATAATAATGCAGACCTTCAGATACCTCTAGCTCCTTCTGATATACCCCCCAGACTTTTTAAGTTTTTAGAAAGAAATAGATCTGAATGGGGATTTGCTAGAGATGTATTTATTGATTCAGCAGACCAGGCTACAATTACAGAGCTTAAGAAGTTTAAGAGGACTAATCCATGTTTATATAACTTCTTAAATGCTTATAAAAAGATAACTATTATAGACAGGATTCATCTGCAGCTAGGATGGATTAATACGAATGATACAGTTTATTACTTGGTCTTAGACCATTGCAGGCATCATATAGGAGAGCATGAAGCTTACAGCTGGAAAGAAGATAAGTATGAGCCTGAGGATGCAAACGACCATACGATTAATGCTAGTCAATATGGATGGATTCCGTTTAAGAATAAGATAGGGATTGGAGGTTAAGAAAGTGGGGTGGTTAAAAAATATGGTTATGAAAGCATTAAAAATAAATCCAGCACCAGATAAAACAATAGTAATAAAAGAGCCTTTAAGTTTTCAGGGGAATGTATTAAAGAATAGAATATGGTACCGGGGAGATCCTTCGGAACTTGATCAGTTTTTCAAGCAGTCAGCTAAGGATATGGTCAGTCAGTCAAGATTTTGGGCTGCAGTTCCTTCTGAAAAGCTTAATATAAGAAAGATTCACTCAGGATTACCGGCAATGATAGTTGATAGGTTATCAGATATTGTCATTGCTGACTTGGATGGAATAGAGCTTGATACTAAGGAATTAAGTAATCTATGGGATGAAGTATCCCAGGACAATAAGTTTGATGAGCTTATAGGGGAAGCTATTTCAGAGACACTTGTCACTGGTGATGGAGCATTTAAGATAACAATCGATACTGATGTGACTGAGTATCCAATAATAGAATACTTTAGCGGAGAAAGAGTTGCTTATAATCTTAACAGAGGAAGGGTTCATGAGGTGATGTTTTATACCTCTTATGCAGTTAGGGAAAAGGAATATAGCTTGGAAGAGATTTTCGGTAAAGGTTATATAAAATATAAGCTCTATGAGAGTGATGGTAAAGAAGTAGCATTAAGTACTGTCCCTGAAACTGCTGCTTTAAAAGACACTACATTCACCGGTGATTTTATTATGGCCGTACCTATGAAATTCTTTAAGTCTCCTAAGTTTAAAGGTCGAGGTAAAAGCTTATTTGATAGTAAATCAGATTCCTTTGATGCTTTAGATGAAACTATAAGCCAGTGGATAGATGCAATAAGGGATGGAAGAGTACAGAAGTATATCCCGGAAGATTTAATTCCGAGAAATCCTGCAACAGGAGAACTCTTAGAGCCTAATCCCTTTGATAATAAATTTATAGCTATGGGATCCAGCTTAAAAGAAGATGATAAAAGCAAGATAGAGACAGTTCAGCCGGAAATAAGCTACGAAGCTTTTGTAAGTACTTATGCCAATAACTTAGACATGTGCCTCCAGGGAATAATATCTCCTTCAACCTTAGGAATAGACCTTAAGAAAACTGATAATGCAGAAGCTCAGAGAGAAAAGGAAAAAGCTACTCTTTATACCAGGGGAAAGATAATTGACACCTTGAATGAAGTAATCCCTAAGGTTGTTTCTATTGTTCTTATGGTTAATGATCTTATATCAGAGAAGAAGCCTGGAGAATATGAGGCTTCTGTTTCTTTTGGTGAATATGCTTCACCTAGCTTTGATACTGTGGTTGAAACAGTGGGGAAGGCTAAGGGTTATGGAATAATGTCTATTGAAAAAGCAATAGATGAGCTCTATGGTGACACTATGACTGATGATGAGAAGGCTGAGGAGATTAAGAGGATAAAAGAACAGAATGGTTACATGGAAGCTGAGGAACCTAAGGTTGGGGATGAAATTGATGAGGATATTCCAGAGGATGATTTAGATGGCCAAGAAGCTTAGTGATATACTAAAGAACATTTTTAAAAATTCCTCATTAGATGAGCTCAATAAAAGTAATAAAGATAAAGCTTATGACATCAGAAAAATCTTTGAACAGATGGAATTGGATCTTATATCATCTATGAAAAGAGCTTTCTACTATCATGAAAGGGAGCAGCGCAAGGAAGGCTTCCAGTGGGAACAATGGCAGCGTGCTAAGCTTAGGGGGATGGAGAAGTACCGGAAAGAGAATAGAGAGATTATTGGTTCTTATAGTGCTCCTATAGAAAAAGCAATAAGGAATGAATTAAACAATAAATATAATAATGGACAGAGCAGGGTTGAGAATCTGATAGATAGAATAAGGAGATTTTTTAATCCTGAGGCTGCTTTAAACCTTCCTGATGATATATCAGAGAAGCAGGCTACTAGAGAGTATATAGCTAAAATATTAAACAGACCTGTAGAGCCTCCTCCGGAAGAAAACTTCTTTTCAGTGAATGATAAAAAGCTTAATGCTCTCCAGGAAACTGTAAAGAATGATATTAAAAATGCTAATGTTTCTGTGCTTAGAAAGATGGATGATGTATATAGGCAGACTATATTTAAGGTTGAAATGTATATGTCCGCTGGAACGAAGAGTCTTAATCAGGCCGTTGATATGGCTACAAAAGATTTTCTTGATAAAGGAATAAACTCTATTATCTATAAAGATGGAAAGAGAGTAAACATTGCTAGTTATGCAGAGATGGCACTTAGAACAGCTTCTCATAGAGCCACCTTATTAGGAGAAGGGAAAAAGAGAGATGAATGGGGTTTGCATCTTGTAGTTGTTTCAGCTCATGCTAATACTTGCCAAGCACTGTGTACCTTGGCAAGGTAAGGTATTAATTGATGATGTTTTTAGCCATGGAACTAAAGAAGATGGTCCATATCCATTACTTAGTGAAGCAATAAGAACAGGGTTACTTCATCCTAACTGTAGACATACCTTAACTACTTACTTCCCTGGGATTACAAAGATTCCAACTGTTCCTGATAATAAAGAATCTATAGAGACTTATGAAGCAGAGCAGCATCAAAGATATATTGAAAGACAGCTTAGGAAGTGGAAGAGATTTGAGGCAGGATCCGTTGACGCTGAAAATGCAAATAAAGCAAGTGATAAGGTTAAAGAATGTGAAGATAGATTAAAACAACACCTGGATAAGAACCGGCAGCTTAGAAGAGATTATAATAGAGAAAAGGCTGATGTAAGAAGTATAAAAGAGATTAATTATTCTAAAGATGTAAAACAGTTTGAAAGGTATAAAGAAATTATAGGAGATGATTCTCCTAAAACATTGGAAGATTTCCAAAAATTGAAGTATAATAATACTAAAGGATTTAACTTAATGGATGACTACTATAAAAGTAGAACTAAGGGAAATATCTCTGCATTTTCTACTTTTAGTGATTATAAAAAGGTTATATATGAATTAAATAGTAAGGTAGTAGGAATTATAACTAAAGATGGAATAAAGGTTAGCGGTTATTCTAAGCATATGATTGACAGAATACTTGGTGCTAGTAATGATCCTAAAACTGGGCTACCCAGAAGTGGTACATCAATTAATGGGGTTTTAGATGCATTATATAACCCAATAGAAATAAGTGAAATAAGAGCTAGAAAATTGGATGGTGTTGCTGAAATGAGTAAAAAGTATATAGGTGAATTAAGTACTGTATCTATAAATCCTGTTACAGGTAACTTAATCCAATGTAATCCAAGTGATTCAGATAAAGTAAGGAGGTTGAAAGAGAAAAATGGAAAAGGTAATTGAGTTGGATATTAATCTTTATAAATATATGGTAGAACAACTATATGATGAAGATTTAAAAGAAAAGGTTATAAGGAGTTCAGAAGTATCAGAAAATAAGGTATCACTTAAACTAGATATAGATTTGAAAATTGAATTGATGGATTATGTAGAAGATTTACAGATAGAAATAGGATTTGTAAATCAGGAATATCTTAATGAGGATGGTAAGAAACTTCAAAAAATATATGATGAAATCTATAACCAAACAAATTAAAAGCACTTACTAAGTAAGATTAGTAGGTGCTTTTATTATACTTAAAAAAGGAGGCGATATATTGATGTCTAATATACTCACTATAATTTTGATTATAATTTTCATAATTTACATCATAGTTGAAACTAAAAATAATAAGTTACAGAAAAGAGTTATTACTTTAAATGAGGAAATCAAGAAGGAAATAAAAGAACATACTGAATTACTAACTAAAAACAGAAAATCGATAAGCATAATAAGTGATAGTAAAGCGTTAGAAGAGTTATCAAAACAAGTTGTAAAGAAAATTAATGATGATGCTAAATTAAAATTTAAGTCTTAGAAATAAGGCTTTTTATTTCCGCCTTTTTGGTATTGCAGGCGTTAAAAAACAAGACATCACTGGTCAAGACCAGGATAAAAAATGTAGATGAAAGGATGATTATAAATGACAAAGGAACAATTTATTGCTTTAGGACTTACAGAGGAGCAGGCAACAAAAGCTGCTGCAGCTTCCCAGGAGGAATTAAAGACTTATATTCCAAAACACAGATTTGATGAGGTGAATGAGGAGAATAAGAATTTGAAGAATACCTCAAAGGATATGACAGATCAGCTAGAAAATCTAAAAAAATCAGCTGGAGATAATGAAGCTCTTACTAAACAGATTGACACTCTTCAGACTGAGAATAAAGCAGCTAAAGAGAAATATGAGAAGGAATTACAGGACCTTAAAGTGACTAATGCTATAAAGCTAGCTATAGCAGGTAAGGTTCATGATGAAGATCTTGTATCCGGATTATTCGATAAAACTAAACTTATTTTTAGTGAGGATGGAAAAATAACCGGACTTGATGAACAGATTAAGACTCTAAGTGAGTCAAAGAAATTCCTCTTTAAGCAGGAGGAAGGAACAGAAAATAAACCAGGTTTTAAAGTAGGTGGAGATGGAAAAGAAAGTGAATCCACCAATACTCAACCTACATCATTACATGATGCAGTTGCATCATATTTTAATTCAAAATAAGGAAGGATGATAATAAATGGCAATTACATTACTAGAAGCAAAGAAAAACGTTCAAGATGCATTACAGCTTGGGGTTATAGATGAGTTTAGAAAGTCAAATTTCTTACTCGAGAACTTAACCTTTGATGATGCAGTTTCTCCAACAGGTGGCGGTGCTACCTTAACTTATGCATATACAAGATTACTTACTCAGCCTACTGCAGGCTTTAGGGCAGTAAACACTGAGTATTCTCCTCATGAAGTTTCAAAGCAAAGGCACACTGTAGACCTTAAGGTATTCGGTGGAAGCTTTGAAATCGACCGTATAATAGCTAAAATGGGTGGTATTGTTAACGAGGTTACTCTTCAGATGTCGCAGAAGGTAAAAGCAGCTCAGGCATTATTTAATAACACTGTTATAAACGGGGACAGCGGAGTAGATGCAAATGCTTTTGATGGATTAGAGAAAGCATTAACTGGATCCAGTACTGAATATACTCCAGGTGCAGTTATAGATTTATCCACTTCAGCTGCACTAGACACTAACTATAAGGCATTTCTTGATGCACTGGATGAATTCCTTATGGGACTTGATGGTACACCTTCTTTCATAGCTGGTAACCTTAAGCTTATAGCTAAGATAAGAGCTTGTGCTAGAAGAGCAGGAATGTATCAGGTAACTAAGAATGACTTTGGTATGCAGGTTGAAAAATATGGAGAGACTCCACTGGTTGACCTTGGAGCAAAACCAGGTTCTAATGATCCTGTAGTTTCTACAAATACTACAACCGGTGAAACTTCTCTTTATGTTGCTAGATTAGGTTTAGATGGTTTCCATGGAGTATCAATGGCTGGACAATCTCCAGTAAACACATGGATGCCAGACTTTTCAACTGCCGGAGCAGTAAAGAAGGGTGAAGTGGAAATGGTTGCAGCGGTAGCACTTAAGGCAACAAAGGCTGCCGGAGTTATGAGAAAGATTAAAGTACAATAGGAGGGGTAGTATGGTTAAGATATTTGCACCCAATAAAGAATATACTGGTGTAAGCGCAAGTGTTGATTTTTTAAATGGAGTAGGGGAAACAGATAACCCTGCTCTTTTAAATTGGTTTAGAGAACATGGCTATGAAGTTGAAGGAGATAAGAATCCTGAGGGAGAAAAATCTCTTGAGGATATGTCTCTTGAAGAGCTCCAGGCTTATGCAGAAGAAAAAGGAATAGACTTAGGTAAAGCAACTACTCAGGAGGGTGTTCTTAAGAAGATTAAGGAATCCTTAGAATAGGATGTGATTATATGGCTTATGCAGATTTATCTTATTATAAAAATACCTTTAGGGGGAATAAGATAGCTGATGAGAGTTTATTGGAAAGAGCTTCAGATCAAATTGATAGTTTAACCTTCAATAGAATTAACGGGGTAGGGTTTAACAGCCTTACCCCTTTTCAACAGGATAAGATTAAAAAAGCAGTATGCATCCAGGCAGAGTTTATTGAACAATATGGAGAATATATCGATATGCCTTTGAGTGGATATTCTGTAGGTGATGTTTCACTTAGCTTTACCGGTAGTGTAATCAATGGAGTGACAACTACTAAGGAAGTCCTAGGGTACCTAAAACAAACAGGATTGACTTCAAGGAGGCTTTAGCTTATGGGACTTAAAATGCCTTTTCCTAAATGGACCTTAGTCACTCCGGTAAAGATATATCAGACATACATCAATGAGGATGGAGAACCAGTATCACAGCTTTTATTCAGTGGTAAGGTTAACTACTCTGAGAAATCCAAGCAGGTTATGAATGCAGACAAGCAGCTTATTACACTTACTGGCAAGATTATCTGTGAGGGAGATATAGCTCCTCAGTATCCCAAAATAGAGGGGTATGTTGAGGTGAATGGAGTTAAAATAAATATCTATAGAGCAGCAAGACCGCGCAACCCTGATGGCTCTATTTTCTCTACAGAACTGGAGCTGAGCTGATGACAGTAAAGGTAACTATTAAGTTGGATAAAGCAAAGCTAGCGACATTAGATGAAGCTCAGAAGAAGGCTCTGGAACTTACTGGAGAAGCTGTAAAGAGTGATATCGTTACTTCTGCTGTAGTACCTAAGAATACCGGTGAGCTTGAAAGAAGTGCATTTGTGGATAATTCAAAGGTCAAGAGTGGTAAAATCTCTATAATTTTTGATACTCCATATGCTAGAAGGTTATACTGGCATCCTGAATATAACTTCCGGAAAGATAAGAATGTTAATGCTCAAGGGAAATGGATGCAGAGTTATATTGACGGTGATAAGAAAGATATGACAAAGGAAAACTATCCGAAATTCCTTAAAATGCTTAGTAAGGGGTTGATAAAGTAATGCTGCTAAGCGAGGTAAGAGAATATTTAAAAACTAAAATAATATCTCCTCAGTGGTATATAGGAAAGATTGATGGGAGCAAGGAAGAGTGCATAGGAATTTATAGCGTACCTGGACCTCCTCCTATTATAGCTATAGGTGGATTAAGCAATACAAGCTATGCTACTAAAGCTGTTTCTATCCTTGTACATTGGGGTAAAAATGCAAATACTGCAGAGCAGAAAGCCCAGGAGGTATATAATAAACTCTTTGGTCAGGAAGCTGTAATAGGCGGTAAAAGAATTATAAAGTTTGATATGAGGACACCGGAGGCTGTGGGAATTGGAACAGATAGCAACGGTGTCTATGAATATGTTATAGAGACAATAATTTATTATGAAAGGTAGGTAATTGAATATGGCATTTACAGGAGTGTTCCCCGTATATAATCTTAAGTTTAAGATTGGTACAAAGGGAAGAGCAAGTGCACTTCCAGCGGATATGGCAGTTATAAAAGATATGGAGAGTTTTAGTATATCTATAGACGGTACAGTTGAAGAGTGGACACCTATGGATACTGCAGGATGGGCCAGAGCTTTAATGACCGGTAAGAAATTTAGTGTAGGTCTTAATGGTAAAAGGTCAGTTGGAGATCCAGGTAATGATTATGTAGCAAATACAGCTTGGAAGGATGGACTAGACTGTAGCACTAAAGGAGAGATTGAGTTTCCTGATGGAGCCAAGCTTACATTTGACTGTGTAATCAATGTAAAAAATGTTGGCGGTGGAGATTCTACTAATGTAGCTCCTTTAGAATTTGATATGCAAGGTGATGGTAAACCAACATATACACCAGCACCAATAACACCTTAGGAGGGATTTAGATGGCAAGAGCTTATGATATAGCTGAAAGGCTACAGACTGCAAATAAAAGAAGTACAGTAACTATAGATAAGGACCACGTGTATAATATAAATACTAGCAAGAATACTGCAATTCTTATACAAGCAATTTCACAAGATGAAAAACTTAGTGAAATTGAGAGGATAGATAAAGTTATTGAAGCTGGAATAGGTGAGGATGCTATAAATTATATAAACAGCTTAAATTTAACTATGGAGGCTACTACATTAATTTTAAATGTAATAATGGCTGCTATTTCTGATGTTAGTCTGGAAGAGGCTGAGGAGGAAGCAAAAAAAGCAGCCATGGACTTTCGCAAAGGCAAAAGAAAATAAATGGTATGATCTCTTTGAAGATTGGGAACTCATAGAAGCTTCCTTTGCAATGCAGTATGGTATAAGACTTCGTGAGGAAGAAAATATGTCCTGGAGTGAGTTTACAGCACTTCTAAAAGGAATAATGCCTAAAACTCCTCTTGGACAGATAATAAGTATCAGGAGTGAAGAAGATACGGACATACTAAAGACTTTTACAGAAGATCAACACAGAATTAGGAATGAATGGAGAAATAAAAACAGTTTCATTAAGGATATGACAGATGAAGAGAAAGAAGAAGAAATAAAAAAGGTTCAGAAGATATTTGCAAGTGCCTTCCTTTAATGTATTATTATAGTAATAAATGGTTATTGGAGGGGATTGCAAATGAGCGAAGTTATAATAAAAGGTGTAGGTAAAAAGATAATCATTATAGATAATACTATAAGAATTACTAAGATTATTGGTAAAGAGGTTGAATTGAATTTAAAAAACATAATAGACATTAGTTTTACTAAAGGAACACTTAACGAGAATGGCAGGATATCTATTAAGGGTAAAAGGTTAGACGGTAAAAATATAGAAGAAAAAGTTGATTTTTGGTATACACAAAACAATATAGTAGAAGAAATTGTTGATAAGATTAAAATTGCAATATCAAGTGAAGAAGCAGAAATGGCTCCTATTACATTAGAGAATTCTGATAAGGTGAGTTTATGGAAACAACTTAATACAGAGTCAGATGAAAGAATACAGAAAGTTAAGGATATGAAGAAAGCAGGAATAGTTTTTTGTCCTAAATGCCATTCAACTAGCATTACAACTACTGATAAGAAGCTTAGCCTTGGAAGGACTTTGGCGGGTGGTGTACTAGCAGGAGAAGTTGGAGCAATATTAGGTGGATTATCTAGTAAAAAAGTTTTATTATTGTGTATGAATTGCGGACATAAATGGAAACCAGGTAAAAAATAAAACTAATCCAAAGCATTTAGCAATTAGCTAGGTGCTTTTTTAATTTTTGAAAAGAGGAGGTGGGTAGATGAGCGATAGTGTTGGTAAGATTAGTCTGGATCTTGAGGTTCAGAGTGACTTATCAGGACAGATTAGTAAAATGGCTAGTCTTATAGGGAAGAATCTCAAAACTTCATTAGAAGGTGCAACAAAAGGCTCTTTTGAAAGCATGGATAAAGGAATGAAGAAGAGCTTAAGCAACATGAACAGTACTATGAAAGCAATGTTTAACAGGGTTCAAAGTAATGTGAAAAGCTCGGTTTCAGGAATTTTAGCAGCTTTTAAAAGTATTAAGATGCCAAGATTTGAATTTCCGAAAGCTGTCAATGCTGTTAACACCGGCACATCTGTAAAAGGAAATGTAAGCTCAAGAGGGCCTCCGATTGATTCAGAAGCTATTGCAAAAATGCAGAGTACCCAAGCTATGCTTGATAATGTTAATGCTACTATTGAATCTCAGCAGAATAAGCTTAGAGAACTTAGAAATTTATATGAAAGAGCTTTCAGTCAGACTAAAAAGAATAAGATCCAGGAACAGATGCTTAAAACAGAAGCTTCAATAAACAGATTAATCGCTAAATCAGATAAGTTAGGATTTGCATTAGCGGCCATGGATGCAAGCTCAGCTAAAGCAAATAACAGCGGTAATAAATTAGGCAACTCAATGAAATCTTTAGATAATCATACGAAAAGAGCCGGTAATAGTTTTAGGAGTTCTCATGGTGGGCTAAAAATGTTTTTAGGTACCATGATTAAATGGGGGATTATATTTCCCATTATTCAAAGAGGAATTATGGCCATGGCTACTTCACTTGGACAATCCTTAATGACTAATCAACAGTTCGCTAACTCTTTAGCAGTAATTAAAACTAATTTATCAGTAGCATTTACTCCTATATTAAATTCTATACTTCCTGCTTTAAATGCTCTTATGAGTGCTCTGGCAACTGCTACAACTTATATAGCCAGTTTTATAAGTGCTTTATTTGGACAGACATATAAACAGAGCTTTAAGGCTACACAGGGATTAATCAACGCAAAAGCCGCAATGGGAGCCTATGGGGATACCACAGAGAAAGCTGGTAAAAAAGCAAAGAAAGCCCAAGGAAGCTTGATGGGTTTTGATGAAATTAACACTCTCAACATGAATAAAGATGATGATTCTGGAGCTACTGGCGGAACAGGAGGAAGTAAAATTCCTACCCTCACAGCTCCTTCTATTGATACAAGTGCAGTAGACAGCTCAATGGGTAAACTAGCTGAAAAGGTTAAGAAGGTTTTTGCTACTATATTTCAACCTTTCAAAAATGCATGGGCTAAGGACGGTGCAGGAGTAGTTGCTGAAATGAAGAAGGCAATTGAAGGTACAAAGCAGACATTTAAGAACTTCTTTGATATGTTAGCTACTCCTCCGGTGCAAGGGTTCCTTGAATCATTAGGAAGATTAGGATTAGCGATAGGTAAGTTAGCTCTATTCATTTATAATAATTATATTTTACCTTTGATTAATTGGTTTATAGGAATGCTTCCTCCGATTATGGGTGCCTTAACTCCAATCATTAATGGTATAACAAACTTCATAAATTGGCTTATGAATGATGGTAAACCGGTACTTGATATTATCATAACTACTATTGGAAGCTTTGGAGCTGCTTTCTTGATAGTTAAAACTGGAATTGGAATATTTAATGGTATAGATAAAGCAATAAAGGGTGTGTCAGTAGCATTCACTCTTATGAAGAGCCCTATCTTCCTGGCAATTCTTGCTATAGGAGCTATTATAGCTATTGGCATTCTGTTATGGAAAAACTGGGACTTTATTAAAGCTAAAGCTTCTGAGATATGGGAGAGTATAAAGCAAAAATTCAATGATTTTAAAACCTGGCTTGGAAATGTATTTACTACTGATTGGAGTAACAGATTCGGGTTCATGGGTGTAATTCTGAATGGATTCTTTTCTACAGCAAAAGGGATACTTGGATCCATACAAAGAGTATTTAAAGGGTTTATCGATTTTATCGCTGGAGTTTTTACCGGAGATTGGAGAAGAGCTTGGACAGGTATAGTCAATATCTTCGGTGGAATATTTGATGGTATTAAGGCTAAAGCTAAGGCTCCGCTCAATGGTTTAATTTCTATGATTAATCTAGCTATTGGCGGACTTAATAAAATAAAGTTTCCGGATTGGAGTATATTAGGACCTGCAGCTGGAAAGGGAATCAATATTCCTAAAATACCTTACTTAGCAAAGGGTGGAATCATAGACCAGCCAACTCTTGCTATGGTTGGTGAAAGAGGAAAGGAAGCGGTTATGCCGCTGGAGAATAACACTGGCTGGATAACTGAGTTAGCTTCTCAGATAGCAGCATTGTTAGGAGGCGGTCAAGGGAGTGGAAATTCTAATGCTGCAGATAGAGCTATAGAGATTATCATTCAGCTAGGTAATGGTAGTGAACTTGCTAGATTTTTAATTGATTCTATAAACAAGCTTCAGAGACAAGAAGGCAGAACATTATTAAAAATATAGGAGTGGTGATATGCTAAAAATAAATGGAGTAGCTATTGCTGCTCCTAAATCATTTAAAGTAGATATTTCAGATATTGATGGAGAAAGTAACAGAAATGCAAGAGGGGAACTGATAAGAGATAGGATAGCAGTTAAAAGAAAACTTCAGTGTGAATGGG